TTACATTGCCTGGCATGGGTTTATGTATTTGTTATTGCTGCTTTTTGTGTGTTTGATGAAAACAAAAAATCCTGATTTCGTTTCGAAATCAGGATTCTGTTTGTTGAGAGTGGTACCACCAGGAATCGAACCGGGGACACAAGGATTTTCAGTCCTTTGCTCTACCAACTGAGCTATGGCACCATCGTTATTGCTTGATTGCGGGTGCAAAGATATGCCTTTTTTGTTAATCATACAAATTTTTGAGCATTTTTTTTGAAAAAAATGCACGAGTTTCAAAAAAATGCTTTACCTTTGCACTCGCTTTTAAGGCATCGGGATTTAGCGCAGTTGGTAGCGCACTACGTTCGGGACGTAGGGGTCGCTGGTTCGAGTCCAGTAATCCCGACAAAGGATGAGCTAACTTGTTATTCCAATGCAAGTTAGCTCATATTCTGTTAAAAAGGTGAGACAAAAATGCGACACCTTGTAAAAATTGAATATTAAATATATCTCTCATCAGTAAAACGAAGAGAGAAAAAAAATGATTTTTTTAAGAAAAAATGACGAGGTCATTAACGATATAAAACAATGGTCTTATCCAAGGCTTTCTGAAGGTAAGCGCAGTTTTATATATTTTTCAGCCTTTGATCCTGCTGAGGGAAAAATGAAAAGGAAAAGAATTTATCTAGGGCGGTGCAAGACAAAATCTGAGTTAAAGAGTACTGCATCGCGAATTATCAAAAAACTTGTTGAAAAATTGTCTGGTGGTTGGAATCCTTGGATTGAATCAAGCAATCAGTTAGAATACTCAAGATTTATTGATGTATGCGACAAGTATCGTGCATACTTGTACAAAAGTCTCAGCAATGGTGACATGCGTGAGCAGACCACGACAAGTTATCTGAGTTATCTGAAAATCTTTCAGGAGTGGGGTAACAGCATAGGGATATCTTACGTATATCAATTAGACAAACGGAAGGTAACTGCTTTCCTGGATTATGTTTACATTGATCGTAACAACACTATGCAGACGCGTAATAACTATCTTTGTTGGCTTAAAACTTTCGCCCATTATCTGACAGACAGATGTTATCTGACGTCAGATCCCACAGTAGGAATAAGTGTTATAAAGAAGAGAGGCAATAAGCAGCGCAAGGTTTTACCAGACAAGGTTCTGATGAAAATTAAGGAGTATCTAGAGAAAAATAATAGACATTATCTTCTTGCATGCTATCTCCTTCACTACTGTTTCATACGTCCCAAGGAGATGTCATTATTGAAGATTGAGGACATAAGTCTGATAAAATGTACAATGAAAATAAGCGGAGATATAGCCAAAAATCACAACGATGCGGTGATTACGCTACCGAAGCATGTCATTGAACTTATGATAGACCTTAGAATTTTCGACAAGCCGGGGAAATATTATATTTTCAGTGACAGGTTCAGGCCTGGCGAGAAAAGAAAATCCGAAAAATCATTCCGTGATTATTGGAATTTAAAGTTGCGTCCAGGGATAGGGCTTGCGAAAGAGTACAAATTTTATTCATTAAAGGATACCGGAATCACGAATATGCTTCGTGCAAAGACCGATATCCTTTCTGTAAGAGATCAGGCTAGGCATTCAAATATTGCAATAACTGATACATACACGCCTAAAGACATTGCAGACGCAAACGAGATGCTGATAAACTATGAAGGTATTTTATAATGTCAATTCATAGAAATACCCAGTCATTAATTTATCTATCCCATTGTCTGTAATATTTATATCAATTTTGTCGCATATGAATTTTTTGTTTCTGAAAACAAAAATTTTTTTAGTGTCAGGTACGTCATCAGATAAAAATTTGATGACGACCTGCTCTTTGTTTTCTATCCATTTTTGCGAGGGATGGAATATGCCTATATTATTATCAGACCTGCCTCCATCAAATCTGAATGATCCTTTGTCATATTCACTTCCAGCTGATAGGAATGTAACTGAATTGTCTATTCCGTCAACGTCAAACGAGTATGTGTTGCCGGTAAGGAAGTAAAGCTCCATTCTTTCTGACTCTTCTCTTTCAGAAGGTTCATTGCCATTCTTTAAGTAATCTTCTACAGAGATGTAGTCACTGTAAATTTCTTCCTCTGTATATATGTTGTCGTTCGTAGACGAAGGCATAGAGAAACCAATTTTTTTAGAATAGCTAACCGGTTTTGAATATTTGGCATCATATATTCTTATATCGAATTCTACATGATGTGCTGCAGCTGGAACTATATTGAGTTCAACACTAGTGTCATTGCCTTCATCACGTCTGACATGCATATACCAGGCGAAAGAATATATAGTAAAAAGAGTGTTTCCTTCATTGTCTGTACTCTTGGAACAATAGCCCCATTTTTCTCCAAACGGGTCATTGCTGAATCTGAATACAGATGTCATCTTTTCAATTTCTGACATATTTTTGATATCTTTCTGAGCCTCGCTTATTGAGACATAGTCTTTTATTGTGAATTTAGAGAGCACTTCCTCATCTATATCCGCATATCTGTTTTCTTCAGCATCGGAAAGATTGTATTTAAGATTAGAAGCATTTATGTATTCAAGGCCGTCCTCGTCATAGTCTGTTGAGAATTCGTCAAGGCATTCATAATGGACTGTATCGAGTGTGTCAAAGTAACGATTTAACGAAACCGTTTTTTTCTCCTCGTCGTAGACATATCCGATATTAAAGAGTTTTTTTAATTCAGATAAAAAAGTCTTTATGGACCAGTGCGGCAATGCTCCTTTTATTGATAACACATTCTTATTATTATATACAAGCATGCGAGACCATGGTTCCTCATCTAGGAAACAGTGATTTAGTGTATATCCAAGGTAGTAAAATATACGACGAACGACATAAGCCAGAAAAGGCTGTATCCTAATGTTTTGCAGTACTTCTTTTCTGAAATTATCATCCTTTTCCCTTATTAGGTCTTTCCTGTTAAGTACAATGTCATTCGTTTCATCATACACTGGTGGGAGGGCATATAAACCCCGATAGCCATGTTCGTCGAGCATAGCAGGATCAAAATCTATATTAGCATAAGCGTCAATCTCGTCTATGTATATAGATGAATAGTAATCATCCGTATAAGACATTCTTATTCCCGAGATAATCTGCAATTTGACTGCTTTTTCAGTATAGCTAGTTATAGTGCCCTTACCTTTTATAATAAGAAGGTTATTGGAATAAAGAATGCAATCATTGTATTCTGTTGAGTGTTTGGCAACGTCTATTCTGTTGACATTGCCAAAGAATTTTCTGTTGTTGTATATAGACAATGGAAATTCGATTTCCATTGTCTGCGCATCCCTGTCTTTTATAAGTGGATTTTCCTTAGTAATTTTTATGTTATTACCGACAGTAGGATAAACCTTTTCTCCATTAATTATGCAGTAATTCATATATTATCCCTTTAAACGTTGGTATTTTCTGTATTGAGCGTCAAAGCCATATTCGCCGTCTATGTAGACATTTGCATTGATGCCAGATGCGAGTATTGAATTAAGCGAGTCAACCACATTAACGACGTTTTTTATGACACGGTTTAGCTCTTCATTATCTGTAGTTACGTTTACAACTGGAGCTACAACCGCAGTATTGCCGCCTCCAACAGCACGGCTAACATCGGTAGCAGTAAGAGAAGCAACTGTATTATTGCGTTGTGCTTGGTCAATCAGCTGCAGTGCAGGTAGCAGCTGAGGGTTGTTGACAGCTTTGTGATTTGCAACAAATTCTCCAGCATGTACGACACCAGCCTCGCGCCTATAGTCACCAGGTCCAGTAAAACCGCCTTCATAATAGCCGGCAGCCTCTGCCTGGTGCTGTTTTTTGATAGTAGCAACTTGCAGCATACCTGATGCAGTCGCCGCTACAGCTGCCGCGATGGCTAGTGGCACCGTCCATGGTTGACCTGGTTGTAGCACGGCTCCGTATGCTGAAATGGCGTTCATTGCAGTAGATGCTAAAGCTTGAGCTATCTCTATTGCCATAGCCTTCTTGTTTGCTTTGTTCTTGGCTTCATTAATCTTTTTATCTCTTTCCTTTTCTAGCTTTTCTCTTTTGGCTGAGTTGTTCCCGGCAGCTTCGATTTGTTTGTCGTAGTTTGCCTTTATCTTAGCAACCTCATAGTCAGAGCATGCTTGTGAATACGCCGATGCTGCAGACATAATGTTGTTAATAGAGCTATATGCTACTGAAGCTGCACTGATAATTTCTTGGAACATCGCATTATTGTTCATCTTTTTTGCCTCGTTATACGCTGCGCTGTTCTCATAGTCTTCACCATATAGTTTCTTCAAGTCTTCATTAACCTTTTTCCTATATTGGACTATGGCGAATATCGAGGATATTGCAGTAATGCCTGAGTCTGATCCGTCTGTTATATACTGAGCCTGTGGTCCGGCAGATTTTTCTGCTGCGTTAAGCATAGATTTAGCCGTGTTGTGTGTGGTGTCGTCTGCAGTAGATGGCATTGAAGCATAACGTTCACGTATTGCCATTTTTGCCTGCTGATATTCTTCCTCGTTAAGGAGTCCTTCTTGGTAGAATTTATCAAGCCAATTCATTTCAATCTGCTCTTCCATGGCATTACCTTGATTAAGATATTCTTTACGAAGATCAATCAGCTTAGAGTCATGTTCTGCTTGCAGATCATACTGATGCTGATTCTGCTTTTCTTCTATTTCTGCTTTAAGAGAAAGCCATTCTTCAGTTCCTGTCTTGTATAAGCTGAGACGTTTGTTAAGTGCGTCAATGTCGTTGCGGAAAAGCGCCTCATTCATGGCACTCTCATTAAGGAATATATCTGATGATTCGTCATAGAACATAGCGTTAATTTTAGCTTCTTTAGCGACACGTTCATGTTCTATCTCTTGTTCATTGAGCTTTCCTAAAGCCTCAATGGTTTTTTGTCTTATTTTCACTTCATCATCAGCAAGCATTCTCGCTTCAGTCGATTCTTCTCCCCAAAGTTTTTTCCGCTTATCAATACTATTGAGCTGCAACGTTTCTTTGCGTTGTAAATAACTTTTGTAAGATACTAGGCCGTTTGAATACAGGTAATCTAGTGTGGCCAGCTGTACATTCAGTTCAGCCACATATTCTTTTTCCGTATTTTTTTGCCTCTTTAATGCTTCGGCTTGTGCATTTTTCTCTGCTCGCTCTCTTTTATTGCGAATTTTTTCTTCCTCTTTCCGCTGTTTCTCGCTAGAAGTTGTTTTATTTCCTGTTTCAGCATGCTTAGCAGCGTCAGCAGACTTATTTAGCACAACGGCATTTTCAAGAATTTGTTTGTTTGTTTCTTGAAGCTCCTTTCTTAGGATTCTCTCTTCTTCTGAAATTTTTGAAATAGCATTATTGTATCTTATTAATGCAGCTTGAGCTGTGTTCATCGCATATCCCTCAAGGCTAGTTTTGTCGTTCCAGCCAGTGCTGAATGATCCCTGAGAAAATAGAGAGCTTAACCCGTTGCGGGCACGTTCTATCTTGTCGGCAATAGAGTTTATGGCAGTTTGGAATCCGTCATACCATCGTGTATAATCAGCGTTTTGTGCCTCATTCTTTTTTCTGCTAAGCTCATCGAGCTTCGAATTAAGTTCCTTTGCCTTAGCGTTAAGTAATAGAGATTTGGTGTAAGCGTCAATGGCGTTCTTTGCAGCTTGAGTATGTATATTCTCGGCATTAAGGAAACCTAGATATTCAGGACTTATATTGTTTAACTGACGAATAGCCTCTTGTCTGACAGCGTCCGCTTCAGCTTTGTTCGTTGCAGATCGATATAGTTCATCCAGTTGATTCTTTTCTGCACTGATTGTCTCAGATGCAAGTCTGTTTACTTCATCAAGATCTTGTTGTGTTTGTGATACTTCTACGATTGAATCTTTCCAATCCTTATAAGCAGCAATAAGAGTTAATACAGCGGCTGTAACCGCAAGATAAGGATTTTTCAGCATTGTTGTATATAATGCTTTAATGGCGGTCATAATTTTGCCTGTCCACATCACTTTAAGTTTGTCAACGACAATAGACGCTTTTTGTATTGCGATATATGTCGTTATTGCCGTGGTAAGAGCTAAAATAACGTTGATGTGGCGTGTGATGAAAGATACAATAACTGAGAGCGATTTAACAAGAAGCGAGCTCGATGTTATAGTATATTTTACAATAGGCAGAAGTTTCTCACCTAGTTCTATTGTCAGATTTTGGAATTCTTTCTTTGCTTTGTCAACTCCAGCCTGAACGGTGTTGTTTTGTACATTGAATTCCGCAAGAACACTTGTTCCTTCAGCATAAGATTTGTTTGCAATGTCTTGAGCTTCCTTTACTTGGTCAAGATGGCTGGCTACAGCTGATAGCACGCCGACTGCGCGCGTGCCGTCGAGCTGCATTTCCTGAAACAGAGGCGCCATAGCGTCAAAACCGCCTTTAGAGCGCATTGCCTCTAAAAAAGTGAGCAGTCCTTGGTTTGCATCCTCTTTCATCAGCTTGGTGAACTCCTTTACCTGCATGCCGGCAATCTGAGCAAAGCGAGCAGGTTCTTGGTACATTTTGGTGATAAGTTGCGAGAAAACAGTCGCCGCCGTTGCTTCCTCCTGCATATTTTGGTCAAGAGCAGACGCTAGTCCCATGAGTTGCTGCTGCGTCATTCCAGCCTGGATGGCGACGCCTGACAGATCTGCGGTGAAATCAACAATATATCCGGCATTAGCAGAAGACGATTGGGCAAGGTCGTTGATTGCGGAGCCAGTTGCAAGCATAGCACCGCGTAATCCCTTCTTGTCGTCTTCGCCGAACATTGTAGCCAATTTACCAATCTTATCAACAGCTCCATCGCCAAGGTCATCACCTAGGGCGACGTTGATTTTGTCTGCTCCGTCGACGAATGCCTCAATGGCTTCCGTGCCTTGTATGCCGAGCCTTCCTGCTGCTCCGGCAAGCTCATTTAGTTTCTCACGAGATGTACGCGTATCCATTGCTTTAAAGTTCTCGTTCATCTTGCGAATTTCCTCACTTGTCTGACCTGTGTACTTCCTGACATCAGCCATGGCTTCCTCCATTTCGGAATATGCTGTTGTTGCTTGACGGATTGTAAGAGTAAGAGCTGTAATACTACCTATTATCTCAGTAATGGCTCCCCAGTTATAATTCATGAAATCAATAGTTTTTTTAAAAAATCCGCCTTGTGTCGCGGCGGAAGATTCGTTCTGTATATTACGAAGTTCCGTCTTGCACTGTTTAAGCTTATTCTGGAAGTAGTCCCATTCTTTTGTTCCTCTCTGGATAGCACCGCTGTTGAGCTCTTTATTAATGGCTTTGATTGTATTTTTTATATCATAAACAGCTGCCGTAGATAAGTTAGAAAGAACTCTGTCAACGTTCTGGGCTGTAGTTGAGAGAGCCTTCATCTCCTTTTCACATTCCTTTATTTGCCTATTGGCAGTTTTGAATGCTTTGTCGTCTCCGTCAAGCAATGCTTTTTGTTTTGCTTTACGGTAATTCTCTACGCTCGCCTGTAAAGCATTAAGCCTATTAACGGCCTGCTCGTCATTCAGAAAGATAGTCGTTGTATATGTATTATTATTTGGCATAAAAAAGCGTTATGTTTGGTTTTGATGCAAACATAACGCGAAAACAATGTATTAAAAAATACACTATTAAGTCTTTAATTGCATGTTAATCTTCTTTCCTTTTATACATGTAGCCCATTAAAAGTATGAGAGTAATAATGATAATGCTTATAGCCCATCCTCCAACATTCAATTTAAGCTGTTCCCATTTACTCAGTTTGCATTCAACAGGGTAGGGGACATTTATTGTATCTGAACGCAATATGGCCACCGTGTCATATTTTACCTTGTCACGATACACATACTTCCAAACGACCTTATCCTGATATATGGTATCTCCAGCCGTCCATCTGTTGACGAATACGCTGTCTCGTTGATATATGCTGTCACGCTGGTATCTGTCGACATAAATACTGTCGGTTCTAACAGTCTCCATAGGCACATACTGAACAGATTTGCATCCAGCCAACGAACTCAATATGATGTAGGGGATAATGAGATATAACAACCTTTTAACCATTCCCATAACTATATACCTTTATATTCTGTTATGGCATCAAAGCAAGGACATTCCTTAATCCTCTCCCATGAGTCAACCTTGCCGTTGTGGTTCGTATCAGGACTTATGTCCCTGTGACCGAGAATCTGAGCATTCGGATAACGGCCCCTCAACTCTTTAAGTAGCTTTACCAGACTTGCCTTCTGGGCTTCCGTCCTGTTGTCCACCGCCTTGCCATTTGAGTCTATGCCGCCTACATAGGCAACATTAACAGATGTGGAGTTGTAGCCCTGAACACCATTGCTCACCTTCTCCTCTCCGAGCATCTGTTTTATCGTGCCATCAGGCATGACCACATAATGGTAGCCGGGGTTCTTCCAGCCTTTGTTCTTAAACTCTTTTCTCAAATCCTCTATTGTCTGTTTCTGACTACCTGCCGTACAATGCACAAAAATTCTTTTAATGCTTCTCATAACTTTACTTTTTATCTATTTCATCAAAACCGGCTTCCAAGGCTTCACCTATGTCTTTGTTCTTGCGCTTTGCGAAAGCAACGACAAACGCCCTGAAAAAGCCCTTAATACTCTTTTCTTTAATCCTTACCCCATGAAGCCAAAAGAAATGACCAGAGAAAGACTTTGCTTCGCAACCGACGGCAATACAAGTGGCTACAAAACCGCCTATCATGTAATTAATACCTATAGGCTTAAGGAGAGCCATGCCAATAAAAGCACCTATGCTCACCCACATCAGGTAGTCCATCAACTTATTGATTGACCTTCTGATAGCCCTAGACGTGCGCCACTTATACTGCGCCATGACCAACTTATCGCCCTTTTTCTTGGCCATGTTGAATCGTTTGCTGCTTTCGCCCCAACCATAGTGTAAGTCAGCTAATACACATAAAAGTATCGTCGCCAAAAACCAGCGTGCATCATATATCACGGCAACAAGTTCGTTGCCCATCATGGCGAAAGTAAACATTCTGGTACCGCTGTTCATATAAACATCTTGTTCGAACATATCAATCAATTTATAGAGGAATTGCCGTGTGAACGACAATTCCCCTTATTAAATAACTTCCTCAATCGCTGTAATCTCGCCCAGAGTCCAGTCGTTGCTGGCTACGAACTTTCCGAAGGCACTGGCACCCAGTGACTCGTAGTCCAACTCGTTCTCCTTCTTTGCTTCTTCCTTCAGGCACTCAACAATCTTGTTGTTATAGTCGGTGAAGTATTTGTTTATCTCTATACGTTCAGCCTCGGTAAGGGTTGTATTTTCACCCTCAGTCTGCCATTTCTGAGCCTTTTCGAGCATCTCCTCATGGTTCTCACCTTTCAGCTTTTCGCTGGCGTCTTTCTTAAAGTCCTCAAAGTTGGTTGCCACCGGCTTCAAAACGCGGATGATTTTAATCATTCTGAACTTGTCCTCATCATCCATCTTTGTGAGTTTGGCGTCGTTGATAAGGTTGAAAACACTCAAAATCTTTTCAGTTGATATTTTTTTCATAACTTATTAATTAATGTTTTTTATTAAACTTATTTTTCTCTCTAACTTTACAGTATGTTATTCTTCCACTTTAACCTTCAGTTCGTCAACGCATGTCTTAATGCTTTGAGCTATCTTAGACATGTCGTTAATATCCACCGATGAGATATTGTATTTCACATTATCTCCGTCTGGATAGGCATTCGCAGAACCTTTGTAGGTTTTTTCGGTGTCTGTAATGTTCATTGAAACACTTTCCATTTTACCCTCCATATTCGCACGGTATTCACCGCTGATAAGGTAAGTTTCATCACTGTAGTTAAAGTTCGCTGTTGTTGTCTTACTTGTAATTTCTACCATAATTGTATGTTTTAAAAGTTAATATCATTATCCCACGCTAACGGGTGTACCGTTGTTGGTGAGGTCTATTCGTGTATATTGAGATGAAGGCGAAATCACTACGGTTACATCCAGCTTGTTACCCGTAATTGCGCCTTCAAGATTAGCATCCGCATTGTTATATTCTACATTCTGAACTATCGGCATACCTCGCATCCATTGTATGTTGCTTTCCCGGTTGGCGTCTTCCTCTGTGGGGTATGCTGCAAATGAGATTGTATTAAACTTAGTACCGAGCACTAGGTTCTTGTTTGATGTACCTATCATTCCTGCACCCTCATTATATGCCAAGGCGTAGACGAGATTTATCTCTGTCAGTTGTCCTGTATTGCTGTCCTTTACCTTGCCCTTCTGTACGATTGTGGCACGCAGTGAATCGTATGCAGTACTTCCGCTGGTGAGCTTAACGGTAACTTTTGAGTCCGGATTTGAAATCTGGTCAATAGTCTTTCGGAAAGAGAATATGTTTCCGTCGCTGTCCTTGTAGTACCATGTCTTGCCCCAATCAAGGATGTTTTCTGCTTCCAGGACATACGTATATGTACCTGTGAAAATCTTGATATTATGGCTATATCCCTTATATCTCCTGTAGATGTGCATGCTGGAAGTAAGCAATGCACTGTATTTTGTCATCGCCTCCAAATTTGTCTCACCTGCAGACGTAGAAAGAAACAGATACACATCTATCGTATCTGATTCTGATATAGTCTGGCCGGCGCCTCCGTTTTCGATGGTTGAGCCATTGTTTATTACAACCGGTATAGCCCAACTGTCGCTGTTGTTGGCATTAAGAGCCGTCGTGCTTACATAAGCCGTTGTTATACCACGCGTTATGTTCTTGATTATTATGCCTATATATACTGCACTTAGATGCATTATGTCGCAAATGTCAGACAAGTCAAGCTCGCCTTGCTCTCTGTCCGGCATATCAACGCCAAAATATGAAAAATTGTCAGCGGTAAGTTCTAAAGGAAGATTTGCCGTGAATGGCGGTCTTGCGTCGTGTCTGTAACCTACGAAGTCTGTCAGCCTGAAAGGGAAGTCAGGATATGCCGCACTGGCACCTTTGCCGGTAGGTCTGTTATACCGCCATACAGCATCACTATTCTGGTTGCCGTTACTTCCCATATCTGCAAGTTCGCTTATGACAGGGACTAGGTATGCCGGCTGGTCGCCGTCGCCACACCACCAAGGCTTATGCGAACTTGACTGAGGATTTCCGTTCCAGTCTGAAGAACCTTTTAAGGTATCTTCAGGAAAGATAGCACGCAACGGCACGGGCTTGAATTTTGCCCACATGTTGATATTTGCATGCGTGCAAAGTGTACCAACATCATTCGATGATGATCCAAGAACAGAGCCTACATCTCTTGTGTTCAGTGGGGCTGATACTATGTTTCCGTCTATTACTCCCATGCTATGATATTTTTAAACGTTTAACTTCTTCTTCGAGTTCTTTTATCTTTTTCTCTATCGAGAGTATGCGTCTGGCGTTAGCTATTGATGCAAGTAGAGCTATCACGTCATACTGCATGCTCAGGTAATTGTCGCGTTTATGTATTGCCTGCGGTAAAATAGGCTGCCAATACTGGGCTATAGAACCTACTGCCAAATCTCCGGTTTTCTTCCACGAGAACTCAACCGCAGGCGCCTTTGCTATTTCCTCAACGGAAAGGCATACATTTTTCCGTATATCCTTCAGCCTTATGTCAGAACTGCTGCTCAATACCAAGGCTGTCACGGCTCCGGTAGCTGCAATGTTTCCAGATACATATAGTTTCTCAGTCGGTAACGTCGTACCGATACCAACATTTCCACTTTTCAAGACAGCCAAAGTTCCGTTAATAGCCAGACACCCGCTTACAACTTCAACTATTCTGCTGGTATAATCTGCAGATGAATTATTGAAATGGAAGTCTATATAAGGGGTAAAACCATATAATTCAATGCTTTGCGTAAACAATGTATTCCATCTTGCGCCCGAACTACCGATATTGTATTGCCCATTTGAATACGGCACAATATCTCCCTGTGTTCTCACATCTCCTTTTACATCAAGTTTGTATGCAGAATTTACTGTAGATGTGTTACCTATAACGACATTTCCGGCTGAGTCTATTGTCATAGCTCTTGTTCCGCCGCGCCAACCGAAATATATGCTTGTGCCGACTTTACTCTGTAAACCTGTCTGCGTGCCGTCGCCGTCAAAGCTGGCAAAAACACTTGAACTATCTGCTGAACCAAACCATATACCGCCAACATTCTTCAGCCACTGTTTGTTGAAGTCAGTCTGCCCATTTGAAATCAGCTTTGTATTTATTGTTATCTGATCGAATGCCACATCTTTTGGAAGTAACAGGTATTCATTTGACGACCCGTCAACACTAACAGCCTCTCCTGTGTGTGTCTGTGATGCATCACGAATATAAATATTGCGTGATGATCCCCATTTAAATGTGGTAATATTTTCTGTACCGTCAAAACTGGTACCGTTGATTGAGCGGGCGGTCTGCAGCTTCGTTGCACTAGCCACGTTATCTGTCAGGAACGCAAGAGTTCCCCAGCTCGACCATCCGCTGCTTGTGTTGTCACGCTTACTCCTGTAATATATATGGCCAAGTTCTGTGCTTCCTTTCCATTCGAGCAAGAGTTCTCCTGCACCTGAATTTTCACCGCGAACACTCATAAGGTTTCCATAAGCGGCAGGATAACCATTATTATAAGCCCTATATAGCCTTAAACCTTCGTTTGGCATTGTGGTGCCGGAAATAGCTGTAAGTTTACCATGATCGTAAAGTATTCCGACCCCGCCAGCATCATCGGCCTCAATAATATTGGTATAAGCCTTCTTATGCAGCTCTTCCGCTGCCACTTCTATTGAGGTCCAACATTCTGTTGATGTCAACTTGTCGGTAGTGGTAGTGTTATTTACTTCTGAGGAATTTACAAGAGTCCATGTCCTGCCTAAAGTGCCTCTTCCTCCTTGAGTTAGCACCAAACCAGTTACGCTAGAATAAGCACCGTTAGTCCATAAAAATACATCAGCATAAGTTTCTCCGGAAGCATTGTACAATCCAATCTTAACATCAGTTCTGTTAAATGCTCTTCTATTAAGCCATTCTACATGGGCTGTAGAAACAGTGCCGGTACTATTTGTTCTTAAAGTGATTCTTACTATGCCCCATTTACCACCATCGTAACCTTGTGAAAGCAACAAAGTGACTTCTTTATCTTGATAAAATGATGTTATAGGTCCTATTTTAGCTATACGGTGCCAAGGATAGTTATTTTTGTTGTTTACCGAAAGATAGAAATTATAAGGCTTATAGTCAAAGCTAACATTTGAGCTTCCGTCAATACTGAAAGAACAATCGGCAAAACCGTTCATTGTGACAGTTCTTGCAGCCTGCCACTTTGAGGCAGTAGAGGCGTTGCCGTTAAGACTACCGGTAAACGAGTTCGCATGTACATCCCCATTCACTGCAAGTTTGTAAGTAGTTGATGCAGATTGACCGATGCCGACATTTCCTGTTCCAAAATTTACTGCTATCGAGGGTGAATTGCTAGAAGAGCCTATATACCACCAATTAGAAGAACTGGTTGAACCAAAAGTGACATTACCATATTGGTCGAACCAAATAGCTGTTCCATTAGTAAAACGCAACTCAGGAACCTTCAATGCTCCGGTCATTGTATCTCCACTTAAATTAACGAAACGACCATCAGCATCAGTCTTGCTGTATGCATACTCGCCATAATTTGAAGAATCTAATATCTTACGCCAACCACCATTAAAATTATTATTTGCTGTTCTCCAATACAAACTCGTCGCTGTGTTGGATGCCATTAATATCTGACCTTGCCATCCGCTCGCTGTCTGCATTGTAAACATACCGAAAGCATCAACACCGCTCGGTTTGTCTGAAACAGTGTTGCTTCCTCCCGCATAATACAAATGGCCGGAAGTTTTATAATCAGCAAGAGACTGAGATGTAAGTGCTGAAACATTCAGCTGATTTGTTGTTGCAGAATTTCCTGTTATTGAAACCCCAAGACTTGTGCCACACTGAGTTATTGTTCCAGCATTAAGATATACAGGCAAAGAGCTGCTGCCGACTGTCGCTGAAAGAGCTGTTGCCGTTCCTGCGTTAAGATATATAGGCTTTGCTGTTCCTCCAACGGTTGAAGTTCCAAGTTTAGAAGCAGTCGAAGCATTACCATTCAAATTACCATTGAATGAAGGAGCTGTAATCGCTGCCTTTGAGGTAACACCATACCAATTTATTATAAAACGTTCTCTGTCCGCCTCATTAGTATTATTATAATAATTCATTCTAAAAATGAAACTATCATTACCATCGTCGGCGACAGCAAAGTTTAAATTTGTAACTCCTCCTTCTGCTGTGGAAGAATATATTTTTGGGGCGGCGTCAGAAGAATCCGTAGGTTTAAAAGAAAGTTCGCCTGTAATAGTTCCCCCTGTCAAAGGCAAATAATTGTGTGTATGACTAGAGGCTGCTGCTCCGATATTAGCCGCAGTGATATTTATAGTCGAGTTACCGGTCTTAGGATTGAACGTACCGATTGTGCTTCCATTACCCTGTAAAGTAAGGGCATAAATGTTTTGGTGCGAAGTCAAAGCTGTTATGCCTTTTGTTGCGGTTATAACGTTGCCGCTCTTTGTAACTGCAGTAACCACATTTCCTGTTCCGCTCGTTACAACAGAGGTTGCGCCACCGGCTTCCAAAGCTGACACACGTGTATTGAGGTTGCTACCAAGCAAAGCTGATAACACCCATGTAGCCTTGTCTTCTGTATAGTCACTCCAGCTGTCCAAACGCTCATAAGATCCTCCGCTGCCACCGGCGGCATTCAAGCCCATTGCTGATATATAAGAATCAGAATATATACCGCCTGTAAACTTGAAAGCCTTGTTGGCTTCGTCCCATTCAATCTTGCCGTTTCCGATACTTACTGATTTGTTAAACTGAGTATCGCCGCCTACGGTCAAAGACTCACCGGTCTGAACAAGATTAACCCCTCCGGTGGCTAAATCAAATCTAAAAGGTCTGAATTTATTAAAGGTGCCGTTAGATGCCGCTCCTTTATTGGTAGCAAGTATGTAAAACGCACCGCCATCACTTCTTAATATAGTGCCATAGTCTCCGTATGCAAGCCTGAAAGCATCTCCAGCTGTAGATATAATTCCTGCAGCTTCGGCATAAATATTACCCAAAACATGCAACTTGTATAAAGGATTTGTGGTCCCTATACCCAAATTACCATTAGGCTGTATAACGGCTTTAACGGTATTTTGTGTATAAAATCCAAGACCGGCGGCACCTTTTAAATCTAAATATTTGCCAGATACAGATTGTACTATTTGAGTATCGTATATATTTCCGCTAACATTCGCTGAACCATCGAAGCTCTGCCCCCATAATGTACGAGGAGTGGCTAATTTAACTGCATTGGAAGCAGTGCCGGAGTATGTAGTGTCTAATACTTCGGTACAGCCTTCAGGCAAAGAATTTAAATTAGTTCCTTTTGCCTCAAAAACAAGAGTTCCAGAACCGCCTCTGACCCTTAAATCAAATCTTCCTGAGTTCCACGCTCCTGATTTATAATAGATGTCGTAATAGTTATAACCGCTCTCTTGAGTAGTTCTTATCCAATAAAATTGGCCTGTTCTTCCATTAATACTGTCTTTAGAAATTTTTATTGAAGTTCCATGACCTGCGGAATCCCCATAAGGAAATTCTTGGGTAGTAATATCTATTGCTAACAATCCGGCATGATACCTACTTTTAAAATCAACATCCACTCTCAACGTAGAATAACCATTAGAACATGCTATTCTAAACAGATGAATATAATTATATGGCGCCGTTCCTGTTGTACTGATGCTATATCTGCCATATATGCGATTAAAAGAGGCTTCATGCAGCCCATCTAAAGTATCAGCATTAATTTTTAAGCTCTTTGTTACACCCCCAATTGTTATATTTGTAGATTCATTACTTGTAGAAAAATCTGTAAACAATCCTCCTAAGTGTACACCATCTAGCTTGTCTGCATTGGTAGCGGTGTCTGCATTACCCTGTAAATTTCCGGCAAACATAGCAGCTTTTACAATACCGTTTCTACAATCAATGCCTACGGCTGTTTTATTAGTATATGGTTGTTCTGCGCAAGCGGTAGTAAAAGAAACTCCAAACCATGATGAAATTACAAGGTTTGCTAAATCACCGCCGACTGTAGTACCGGAATCAGTATTACCATTAGTAATATAAGATGTTCCTTTAACCGACCACGTAGCTTGTATTCCTGGATTAAACTTTAAGTGTCCGGTCATAGTATCTCCGGAAACATTGACATACCTGCTGTCTGCATCAGTCTTTGTATAAGCGTCAGTTATGCCGTAACCGGCTAACGTAGTAGGCTTACTAGTAACTTCGCTGAATGCCGGCCATCTGGTTACATACGCTTTCGGGTCTTCTTTAAGCAATGTACTCCAGCCTGCCTTGAGGTCGCTCAAAGCAGAAAGGGTATGAGTATGGCTTGCCGCAGCGGCGCCTATGTTTGCTGCCGTTATGTTTATTGTGGCGTTGGCCGATTTAGGGTTAAAAGTTCCTATAGTCGTGCCGTTGCCTTGCAGTGTAAGTGAGTATATAGCTTGGTGCGAGGTGAGCGCGGTAATACCCTTAGTGGCTGTTATGGTGTTACCGTTCTTTGATATAGCTGTAATGACGTTGCCGGTTCCTGTGGTAACTACGGATGTAGCTCCTCCTGCTTCAACGGACTTCAGGCGTTCGTTAAGCTCATTACCCAATTTCGCACTGAGAACCCATGTGGCTTTTTCTTCAGCATAATCAGTCCAATTGTCAAGCCTTTCGTATGATGCCGAACCGCCGCCGGAGCCGCTGTTGTTAAGGCCCATTGCAGAAATAAAGCTGTCAGAATAAAGTCCATGCGAGAAGTGGAAGCAGCCTTTTGTGCTGTCCCATGTTATCGTACCGTTTCCAATCTTCAGGCTCTGTCCTGCAGGGACTATAAGTCCGGCATTAAATGTCTTCGTTCCGCCGAATGTCTGCGCTGCAGTGCTTACCAGTCCGACCACAGAAGCCGAAGCATAAGGGATTGTAACACTCTTTGTAACTCCGCCTATTGTTATAGTCAAGGTCTGCGTATTCCAACCGGCAGCAGTAAACAAGCCATTAATATGCACACCGTCGAGCATATCGGCATTAAGACCGCTGACTACGCTTCCGCTATTAGCTTTCAGCAGATTACGGCCAAACTCTGTTGTCGCAAGTTCGGCATACGTGTTGGCTGCGCTCGCATAGAGCATTGAGCCTGATGCAACCGAACTCTTGCCGGTACCACCATAAGACACGCCAATAACGCCAACATTGACGCTGGCAGAGCCGTTAAAATTCTTGCCGTTGATGCTCAGAGTGCCTGTAGTCTTTGCAGCCTCTTTTGCTACTCCGTTTACGAAGTAACCCTCCAGCTTCGTAACCCTGCTGCTTACTGCGGTAACATTGCTGTTTATATCGTTCAATAGACCTTCGAGGGTAGAAGAGTCACCTATGCCGTCGAGGAATGATATAATTTCATTCCATTTGTCAATCACGCCATTAGCGTCAGATCCGGCTATTGATTCAACAAACGAATAGGCGGTGTCCCATTGCTGCTGCTTCGCCGTGGTAGGCAGACTATATCCGCTGGCAAAACTGAGAGCAATGACACCTACCGATGATAAGGCTCCGGCTGTGAAGCCCTGCGGGACATTGATTGCCGTGCAGGCATTTATGTTTATAATCTTGTCAGCCGTAGGCACATAGCTTCCTACACCCTCTCCGTTGCGCTGCATCGTGAGGGTGTATAGCTTCTGGTGTTCCGTCAGGAACGTTCCTTTCGTGAATGTTACGGTGTTGCCGCTCTTGCTGAACCCGGTAAGTGCATTGCCTGTGCCCGAAGTCTCAAAATTGATTGCAGAACCGCTTTCAAGCGAAGATACACGCGTATTTAAATCATATCCGAGCTTTGCGCTGAGAACCCATGTAGCGCGGTCTGCGCTATAATCAGCCCAGTTATCAAGTCTGTCATAACTGCCTCCGCCAGAACTGCTGCCGCCAGAACTCTTGCCCATTGCAGAAACGAAAGACTCCGAATAAAAGCCCTTAGAGTTGGCGACAAACACATTGCCTTCAGTGTCCTTCTTAAACCAGTTTGCCATTTCAGTTGCAAACTTGTTGCCAAAGTCACTTATGTTCAACTTCTTATTCAGTTCCTCCTGAAGGCCGTTTATCTTTGATATTTCAAGCGTAGGAATATCGGATGCGCTCAATGTAGCATGGCCGGTTACTCGTCCGTACTTGTCGACTGTTACTTTCGTGTATGTTCCTGCCGTTCCTACCGTGGCAAGGCTCAATGTAACATTTCCACTAAGTGCGCCGCCGCCGGAAAGCCCCTCCCCAGCTTTAACCTGTATTGTCTTGTCAACTTTCTTGTCAAGCAGGCTGCTGAGTGTAGTTCCCTGCTGCTGGCCGTCCAGAAAAGCCTCCAGCTCCTTCCATTTGTTTATTATGCCGTCAGTGTCGGAGCCTCCCAGGAACTCGTCAACCCTTTGCGTTACAGAATCAGTTTTCTTTGATACTGCTTCAAGTTCTGTTTTTGTTGCATAACCGCTAAGATCTATATTCCCCTTAGTGAATGTAAGGGTGCCTCCGTCGCTACTTTCTTCTACATTAACAACGACATTTCCTGAGCCGGATATGGTTATCTTGTGTCCTTTTTGGCCTTTTTCAAGAGAAGTTATCCTATCCAGCAGGTCTTTACCAAGATAAGCCGACAAAGCCATGCTTTTAGCTGTCTCATCTACATATTTATCCCAATCCTGCAAAAGGTCAAATGAACCTGTACCTGTATCAGATAAGGAATTAAAACCTAATGCAGATAGCCCTTTTGTTGCATAGAAACTGGCAGGTGTGCCATCTAGTTGTTCAACATAAAAAGCCTTGTTTTCTTCATCCCATTTAAGAAGTCCGTTGCCTATCTGTAAATAAGTGACTTTAAGGATTTCTCTTATGTTTATGTTGTCGATGTCCAGGCAAGACCTATCATCAGCGATATAAAAGTCAAAAGTCCCTTTTTCTCCTTTCCCATGGTCAAAAGGGCCGCTCTTTAGAGATCTTAAAATGGCATTGCCAGCAGCGTCAATATTGTAGATGTCTTCGCCTATATTAATTCCAGCTTCAAATGTTACAAGAAATGAAGTTGTATCTTCTTGGTCTTTCCTTAGATAATTACGTGAAGCTGAAGAACTAGAAGAACCTACATAAGATAGAAGCGCAAGAAAAGCGTCTCCTATCCTTGTAGCGGTATTGGCGTACATGCGTTTTTCGTCACGTATGCCTTCGAACATCTGTTTTAGTTGGTCTATCTCCATATTGCAAATTTAGAAACAAACAACTGTTGCGAAAAATACAAAATTACATATTTATAACGCTGTTCATGCGGGTTACTTTTGCCTCGTTGTTGTCGTCGAAGAGCGTTGCGAATGCGTCAACGAGTGTGCCGTTGTATGCTTCACCATAGTACTGGCTTTCCTTTTCCATAAGTCTTTTGATAGAGTAGAAGTATTTCTTCGGAAACCATTCACGCTTTTGTCTGGGTTTGCCGCTGGTCATGCCTCCGCCCCATGCAGGACCTTTCTTTCTAGGCTTGTTGAGTCCGTGCTCCTCACGATAAGCAGGATCAAGAAAGTCAAGGTTTCCACCATTGTCTTTACTATATCCTCTTCCTACACCTGAGGAAACGTATATGCCGTAAAGCACAAATCTGTGGATTATACGGCGTTGCCCTTCGTTGCCGCTTATGTGTGCTTCTACAGATCGGCGCAACGTGCCTGTATCGTTAATGCCGAGCATAGCCATGCGCTCATGCCAGATGTCAACCATAAAGTCAGTCCATCCCTTTTCGAAGTCGCTGAGATCCTGGCGTGTTACGTTTTGTCCACTGTTAATTAATCCCATAGGCTTGCGTCAAATTGTAGATCAGCAGGTTCGTCAACGTTAAGCATGAAGTAAAGACCTGTCACTCCAGAGAAGTTGTAGCTGTTGAGTTCTCTGTACTGAATAGACTGAGTGCGCATATACACGAGGTCGTATTCGTATTTCTCCGTGTCGGCTATGAGGTGAGAGAGCAGCTGCCGGAAGATTTCCCTGCAGAGGTCGAGTTTCTGGCGTCTGTCGTCCATGTCATCCTCACGGTACATGGCGAAGATAAACACCGTGTAGGTTCTTCTGTTATACCAACCTACCCGGTTTGAAATCATAGAGCCGTCCACGGTATCGTCCACCATGATGTAGTTGGCCGCTTTTCGGTAGTTCTGCATCAGCGGTTCGAGTCCCTCTATACCGCTGCACTCGCCCACGATAAACTCATGTTTCTTCGCAAGGCTGTTAGCCTTGGCAATCTTTTCGAGATATTCAATAGCATTAAACATATCAGACATTACTTAGCGTTTAATTTAGCCTGCATCTCACGCGCCTCTTTCGCTTTAGCGTTAAGTTCTGTAAGAGCTCGCTTGCAGTCGACACGTCTCACAGCATCCTCTTTCGTGACGTCGCCGTCAGTGAGCAGTCTCAGTTGGGCATCTGTAACAACTCGCAGGTCAATCTCGTCATCGTCTGTATCAGTTGTCATTTTCTTTTTGAAAAGGTCTGGAAAAATCTGCGAGAACACATCCTTTATGTGTGCATACCAGAGATAGACCGAAAGCATCTCCGCCTTATCAAGGCTTATAGTGTTGGCAGGCTTCCCATGGACGTCACGGTATAGAAGTCGTGCCAAGCTTACAAGATATTTCTCGTCTTTCGTTGAAGAATACATCTGATAAGCTATCTCCATTTTCAGATAGTCATTGAAAGGAACGCCATTAAGAAGGTTGTTGACGGCACGGAATCCCTGTACACCATCCAACCTAGTGTCGAAGTTCTCGTACCTGTCAACAAACTTCATTTCTCCTATAAGTGAAGCTAAAAGCCATTTATCTGCATAGAAGACTTTATTATCTTTCACCATCTTCCACCCATCTTTACTCCTTCTGACAACATTTATGTGATTGAAGCGAATGAGCATCATGGCTTTTAGAGTATCTCCTTCTATTCCTTCAGACATTAGCGTAAGCACGTAGCGGAGTTGTTCCTGTGTAAGTTCGTGCCAAGCTTTCGGAGTGTGCAGCTTTATCTCAACCTGCGAAGAAGAAGGCCGGGCTGTCTTTTTTGTTTTTATAAGGTTCATAGTGGTTGATTTTGTATGCGTCAGATTCCATATATTCCTTGTATGTCTCAGGGTTTGCCTCCATTGTGACAATGATAATTCTCATTCTCTCTCCAATCAGCGGCGAATGGGCTATGTAGAGTGAGAAGAACATCTGCAGATGCCAAATAATAGAGGAATAGTCTGCAGCCGCAGTTCCGTTCCTCACGGATTCAAGAATTCTGTCCATCTGAGCATCTGAGATTTTCTTTCTGAGCTTCATGTCTGCCTCCATTATCTGTATCTGTGCCTCCTGCCATGATTCAAATGAGACAGGAGTTGTGGCATAGCGTTCAAAAAGTGAGATGCTGTAGAATACAGTACGTATGCATCTTTTAGCCGCCTCCGTTTTGCCCCAGTCCTCTGTTGATGTGAGGCGATTGATCAAGCGTGCTTTCACTTTCTCACGAATAAGCCTAAGCTGAGTCTCGAGGGCGTCCACTCTCTGTTTGCTTGCCGGTGATGTCGTCTGGTTAGACACAACTCCGAAACCGGTAGGGGTGAGCACGAGGTCCAGCTGGCGGAACACCAGCAAGAACGCGTCAACGCAGATATAGTCTTTCGCACATTTAATGACTTTAGCATTATCTGTTGAGAAACTGCCGAAGAATTCTTCAATGCAGTCTTCTGTTGCGTTCTCTATATGTGGCTGTACACTCTCGAACACTTCCATGTGCTTTGATGTTGCAACATAGAGTACGCTTTCAAATTCTTCTTTTGTTATTGTCAGATCCATTTTTATCCTCCTCGTTATTATTGCTTATTGATACAGTCTGTGAACTGGTATTCTTGTCGAGCGTCGTCAGCTCTATCATAGGTACGTCAACGGTATATTTTTCAGCCCATCCGTTGAAGTGAAGAATCACATGCCACGGCTTGGCCATGATGTCGTGGAATGGCTTTTCCATGGCCTGTTTCAACGTAAACAGCTCACGTTTGTCACTTCCGCTGTTGTTCATCTGGCTTTTTCCTGGTGTCGCTCCGATAAGGTTAGGGTGGACACCGAGAGCGAAGCATAGAGCGTTAGATGCTTCTGACATGTCGTCGCTCCAGTCGCCGCCCTGTTTGCGCCCCTCTGTAAGGTCGTATATTCTAACCATGCGGCACTCCTTTCCGTTTGGGTCAACATAATAGTGGGTGAGGATGGCCTTGCCGGCATTCTCAGGGCCGCAAACAAAGTCAATTATTTTCTGCTGTTCCTCCTTGATGCGTTCAGCTCTCTTGACTGGGTCTGTGATGTTCTCATTGGCGCAGACACGGCTCCAGTAGTCGTCATGCACCTCTATCTGCACCCTAGGTGCGCTGGTGTTCTTGATCAGGAACTTCTTACCGAGTCCGATCAGCTTGTATATGTCGTACCAGTGATCACGGAATATCGACATATAATAAGGCAAAGGGTAATACCTGAAGCCCGGTGTGGGCATACGACAAACAATGGCGAACTTGCGGTCTTTTGTCGGCGTTAGCAGTTTGCCGGTGCGAGGGTCGGGGTCGCGGCCAAGCCTTACGAGAAGGTCGCCGAGCGGGTCGTAGATATCGAGCAGCGGTATGGCCACGGCGTTTTTGGGCGGCGTAGAATCGTTGAAATCGCCATAGAAAACATGTTCTATCTTGCCGTTTCTAGCCTGTTCGAAACGGCAGTAGCATGTCTCGAGATGGCGCACCTGCACAATTTTCTTCTGGTCGCCGGAGAGAATTATTTCGGTAACTGTGAAGAAGTAATATTTCATGTCCGTGGCCTGTTCCATATAGCACTCATGAATAGAATTACGCATGCAGAATCTCCTAATCTCCGGGTCTGTAACGTCAGACTTATCGTCACGGTTGACAAACCGTATGCCCTGGCCGTAGCATGCTATGATATCGAAGGCCATACCCTGAGACGTAACCATGCTGGCGCCTATAAGGCGGCGTAATTTTGCCGGCATGTCGTCATCGTCGCCGTAAGGAATATACTTATATTCCTTGTCTTTAATAAAGAGAGGCTTGGTAGTGCTGTCAGAAAGTACATCTTCATCGAAAACTGTAGCCGAGTCTGTTCCGTATTCTTCGCTAACAGAATCTTTGAAGCTTTTGCCGCCAATCTGTACGGCAGGAAGTATGCGATAAATGCTAGAGTCGCCTATGTGGCCGACTTTAACAAACTCAAGATTATTTTCCATTATCACCAAATCACTTTTTTGTTTAAAAATTCTGCTATAAACACTTCATTAACACGCCTGTATCTGTAGGCCTTATCCTCGGCCAAAGGGTCAAATATACGGTATGAGCCGGTTTTGGAGTGAGATGTCACGTACACGCCGTTATATGTCTTCAGTTCTCCTCGTTCAGGGTCATTGGCTCCTGTGCCAAGTTTCCACGCCTTGAAACTTACCTTCTGGTGGTTCATCAGTGCGTGGTTCATGAGCTTCAGAACTTCAGATATGTGTATAACTTTAATTTCCATATAATTAGTTGAAAGTGTTGTCGAAAGTATTGTCGAATATGCGGCCGGCTCTTGCTGTGTCAAGCACGTTATGGTTGCGCTGGGCGTAAGTGTAGGTGAACTTGAAGCGCGGCATGCTGTCAAGATTGTTGTCATATTCGGCGTTGACATCCGTGATTACTACCATTTTCCCCGGTTTAGGCTCTCCGTTTACGAAGTTGAGCAGCTGCACCTCGTCCGATCGGAACAGGTCGTTAATCCAGAAAGCCATAGGGTAGGACAGCACGCCGGTGTCGGCGTTAAACTTTCTTGTCTCTTCTATGTCGTAGTTCTTCATGTTCACACCGATGTAGGCGGAAGAGTACTTGAACTCTGGCGAAACCTCATGAGTGCCGGTGCAATAGACTATCTCCTGGCAGCCGAAGCTGTTGACGAAGAGAAGCACAGGGGCTGCGTCCGGATTTCCTTGGTCGATCTCGTATGTTTGCTTGCGTGCTCCGGCGGTAACCTCGAACGAGCACAGCGTCTTTGCCTCCGAAGCGAAACGTGCCGGCGACACGTCAATAGTGGAGTAGCTGCTGTTGCCTCCTACTTTTGTCGCCGCGAATGTCTGGGTGCTGCCGTCGTCATAGTGAGCCGTTACGCTGGCACCGTCTGAACCTGTATAATGCAAGTACTCCAGCCTGCCGACAGATGTCATCTTGGCTCCCTGCAGGATGGAGAGGAAATTGTTTGTACAGAATGTCTGTGCGTCGTCTTCTACCAGTGCGGCACAATAGACAAGGCTCGACGTTAGCTGAGCCGAGTCAGTCTCCTCTGTCTCGCCGTCTGATGAATTGCCTGACAGACGTTCCTCATGCAGCTCTACTGTAAGAGTGGCTATGAGCTTCTGGCGCAGAAACAGCGTTACAAGCGCCGGAATATCGGTAATCTCTATTGAGCCGTCCTTATCAGGATAAAGATATTCGTTGTACACCTCAGATGTGTCAAGGCGCATTACCACGTGCACGCGTGTCTCGTCTGTCAGAGCCTTTATGTCTGGCACCGTGGACGAGAACAGCTGTGGCGGGAATGAAGTAGTTACTGTCATGTCTTTGTTTTTCTACAAAGATATGGAGAAACGTGTGCATGGAAAAATACCAAAAAAGCCTGCGGCTCTCGCGAGCGGCAAGCTTTAAAAATTAAACAACTTATATGAATAGTCAATAAAAATAAAAAAGAAAATTATAAACTGCCGGCACGGCTCACGCAGTGGCGGCAGACGTGTTTTACTTTAATTAAATTAATAACTTAGAAGTATCGAGTGCAAAGATATGATATGTGTTGTTTTTCGAAAAATACAAGTCTGCTTAACTGACAGGCATGAATATTTTCCACGCCATCTTTCCGTCGGCCTTGCGCTGCGGATGATATCCGTATGCGTGCATATAGCGCGTTATGAAAACCGCGTCCATGGTGCACATCTCTTCAAGGTCGTCAGCTATCTCTGCAGATGTCTTAAACTCCATAAGCATCTCGGGGCTGTCGCCGTCGCATGAACTATGTGAGTTGTAGAAGTAGGCGTCAAGTATCTCCGCCCATATCCTTTCGTCATACGTCAGCGAGTTCAAGAACTTGTAGCGACGGCGCTTTCCTTCAGGGTATAGATTGCAGTTAGCCATGCCGTCTATTATGTCGCCAATGAGGCTTTCGCCCAGTACGTTCTCGCCGTAGTCTTTTGCCGTTATTTCTATAAGTTCCCGGTCTTCGCTGCCTTCTGTGCCTGTATAAATCGAGAACTCCCATTCCATGTCTGATTCCTGCACATGGTCGCTTGACACCATTACCACGCCTCTTATCTCTGTCATCTGTATCAGTGCGCCCAGCAGCGTGCTGACCTCGTCTTCGCTTATCACCACACCGTCCATGATGTCCCGCAGGTTCTGATAAACGCTTTCAGTCAGGTTGTAGTCAAACACCTTTTTCGTCCTGTTGACGTTCAAAATAAGGAATCTCATTGTTCACCCCCTTCCTCACAATATTCATGTTCAATCATTTCTCCGCATAGGGAAAAAGCCATCCTTTCAGTATCGCAGTTTGCTGCTTCCAGGCTAATGATGAAGTAACCTTTACCGGTAAAATACTTAACATTCATGCGCTTGAGTTTCGCATTTTCTTTAATGGCTTCATTCTGGGCGTTTATGATAAATTCGGTAATTCTCTCTACCTCTCTTCCACTGGTAACGACAGATTTGTTATAAGTAGCCCTTACCTGCTGTGCCACGATTTCACCTAACTTCGTTGTATTTGAAAAAGTCGTTACCTTAATGTAATATTTACTTTTGCTCATTGCTCACCTCCTTTCTTGTCATCAGCGTTAAGCCGGTAGACCACCCAAGCCGAGCAGGCGGCCGAAACGATAGAGACCACAGGCTGCTGCATGGCGACGATGGCCGTAATACATACAAGTAATGTAAAAAGATTCACACGGACTGCCGTCTTCCAAGTAACATTGAAGCCGGCGAGGCGAGAGTAGAACTCGCTCCTGGAGTTATACCAACTGGATAAGGATTGTGCCTTTCCCGTCAACCATGCCTTGATGTCGACAGGGCGCTGCGCACTGCGCTGGATTGCATTTGTCTGCATATTGCGTAATTGTTAACCATACCCGGAGCCGCCGGGCGCGGAGACACAGAAAAGCGGCTGCACATCCCGCTGGTTAACAATCACGACTTCTCCGCATGGAGCAGTAATAATTACGGAACGGCAACCGCCAATACGATATAGTAAGGGCATAAAAAAAGCCCTGCGATTTATGCTGAGCAATGACCGATGCTCGATGCGGCATGATGATTCATGATTGTTAACCGATGGCAAAGATAAACAATATGTTTGTATTTACAAAAAAAAGTAGAGAAAAATTAGTGGGTAAGACTAAATGTCGGACCGTCTTTGGCTATATTAATATATGGAAATAACAAAAAACAAATATAAGAAATTAAAAGAGTTATTAGAATTTATAATTCTGATATTAAAGTTTATAATTCTGATATTAAAGTTTATATTTTTAATTAAATCTCTATTCTGAAAAAAGGGGAAATTATGAGAAAATTTCCCCTTTTTTATGTTTCACTTTTGTGATGGCATGTTTTGACGCCTTTATAAGTCATTGATTGTATAAGGCACAAAAAAGTGAGTCATCACGATTTTCCCTTATTCACCGTCGGTCTTGTATTTAATGCCTTCGGTAATTTCGTCGTCGCTCTTAACATACTTAACCATGATGTAGTGCAATACGCTATTTTTGCCAAGTGACAGAAAAACAGTCCTGTCCAATTTCCATCCACGTTTAGCCATGTAATTCACGGCACCCATAGTAGATGTAAACTTCATCTTTTTTCCATCTTCGTCAAGAAGGGTGCAAGAACTTTCAGACCAAGTTTTACCGCCTCCGAAGTCCATGGTTGCATTGACTTTACCAAAGCCCCAAAAGTTAGAGCAAACAATTGTACAATAAACAGGGTAACGACCTTCTGCGTCTGTTACCAGTGCCTGTGCCTTAATGTTAAGGCACATAATTGCCATAATGCAGATAAACAATAATTTTTTCATGATATAAATGTTTAGTAATGCAAAAGTACTAAAAAATAAGATGAATATAAAAATAAAAAAGGAGAATGGTGTAAAACATTCTCCTTTTTAGTGTCAAAATAAAAATATAATTCTAAAGTGTATCAGCCGTTTTTCTTAAACGGTCTGCAATATCGTAGAGAGCACCTTTCAGCTTTTCGCGGTCTACATCGTTGAAGTCGTCAGGTTTTCCGTTGTTCATACCGCTGAACTTATGGTATAGCCAGCTACGTGATTTACCAAAATAATTCTTTGCTAAATATGCCCAATTAATGTCTTCATAAACGTTAGCTAAAATTGTTCTAACGCTTGTTGCTTCCAATCTTACTTCCATAGTTCTTTCTATTTGCTTGTATTTTCATATATTTTTCGGGGAATGCCCTCCCCATTATAGGGAGGGCGGTTTTTCATTCATTTTCCATCAGCTCATAAACCAAGTCCATAATGTAGATTTCCAAGTTTCTCTGTCCGTTCGGATAAGCTCTCCTGTAATTCCTTATGGCTTGGATAAGCTCTTCTTCTTTGTCTGTAAGTTCCATATAATTATATTTTTATTTTGACAATGCAAAGATAATCATCTTTTGCGTATTATGCAAGTTTTAAATGTTAAAAATCATCTTTTGCGTATTATTTTTTTGGCATGTGTATATAATCAGGCAATAGCTCATTTAAGATGAAAAAAGAAAAAAGGAAATAATAAGTATTTTTCCTTAAATGTCCTTTTCTATGATCTATAAAATAAAGGAAATTGCTCCAGCCGCGGCACGAAGACCTTTGATAAAGGTTTTCCGCAGTGGCTACCTTGTAATCCGCTGAATTTCAGGAAATTCAGCGGACGCCGCAAAAAAAGCAACGCTTTTTTCACCGACGGCAGCCCCCACCGCCCTGCGCTGTGTACGCAATTGTGCCGATAAAAATAGCGGAATATGTAAGGCGGATTATTAGAAACAAAGATACGGGCGGACGCATTTGCGGTCATTGCGAAACCTTGAGTGACGTAATGCAATTGCGTCTCTCAAACACAATGCTCTACCGTGTACCTGTCTGTGATATGCCTCATATTGCAGTCTGATACACGGTCTTTCACATGATAAGAGGCTACGTTTCGCAAAGCAAAACGTAGCCTCTTGTAAAGCCTTGACAGGCAGCCCTATATGGCCACCTTGTCAAGTATCAGTTTTGATGCTTTCTCGACATCAGACATAACTGTAAGGATGAACGACGGCTCTTGCTTGAGTGTAGCAATCCATGAGTCAAGATAAGCAGCTGAATTAGTAAGAATGCGGCTGTCAAATCCCAGTTCGTAGCTGACACGTGCAGCTCCCAGCTCTGCGACAAGCTCTTCCTTGGCGTATTTTTCGCTGCCAAATCTTCCATTCATCGAACGGTTAAGGCGGCTCTCGATGCCGGTGCTGTGCACCATCTCGTGTATGAGTGTAGAGTAGAACTCCTGTCCGTCGGCATACACCTCGCTCTGTTTGCGGTGACGCTTGAACTGCTTCTTCATCGGAACGACGATATAGTCAGATGCCGGAGAATAGAACGCTCTGTCCGATGGTTTGTTATGTCTGATAGGGCAAACCCATGACTGAGTGTCAAGCATCTTGTCAATTGCGTCATTGCAATACATACCCTTGTCATCCATTGTGTCAGCCGGGCTGGTAAACATTGCTTTTATCTTATTGAGCTTGTCGGGCTGTTTTTCCTCGAGGTTAGTCTGTTCGATGTTGAACACTCTGTAAGACTTCAGCACCGGAATCTTTGCGCACTGTCGGCGCTCCGCATCAGATAGGCTGTTGTATTGTGCCTCGTCTATGGTCTTGTTGGCAGCGTTCTTATATATGAAGTCCCAGAAGATAACAGGCATCGACTTTTCTCCTTTATTAATATGAGCGTGCATCTTGTTGGCCTGAAGCATGGTGCAATAGACAGGATATTCATATCCTCGTATTGCAGTGTCGAGCATAAGCATAAATACGTTGCCGCCGTTGTATGCCTTACCGTTGATGTTTACGGGCACGCCTCCTCTCGGCGCGCCCAACCATCCTTTTTCCCAATCACCTGCCTTCACTTGTTCCATGCGGCTTATCATCATCTCTGAGAACTGCTGTAATACTTTCTCGTTGTGCTCTGTAAGTTTCATATTCCTATATGTTTAATGGTTCAACTTTATGTTATCAGCCCATAACCTGGACATCTATGTATGCTATGTTAATCATGTCGCTCGCCGCAAGGTCTTCTGCCACGGCACAAGCCTGAGAGCAGCTGTCTGCCATGATTTCGTAAGTAATGCTTTCGTTGTCTTCGTCAGTCACTGTAACACTGTAGATAAGCTGGCTGAACTCTGCGAATTGTCTTCTGTTCTTGCGTGATTGATAAGCGTTGTCAATTGTTGACGTTAAAACTGATGTTGTCATATCTGTATATTTTTAAATGTTAGACATATAGAATCAGCGCCCTGCGCTTCTTCATTTTTTACGTGCACAGGACACGACGACAGCAAGGTATTGACATGCAAGGGACAGCCGTAAAAGTTTAGCTGAAAGCCTGGCAAAATTTATTTTGCGGTGCGCTTGTGAGCGGAATAAATTTTGTAAAGTTTTACGAGATGAGACGGAGGCGCGCCCTTGCAGAATGCCGGTCGACGTAACTTTGCAAAGGAAAAAATGAAGCGCCGGGCCGTGTTCAGTCTGGCATTTAAAAATATACAGATATGGCAAGGTCAGTGATGTCAACATAAGGCTTATAACGCAAGAACTGCAGACAATGCAGAACCAGCTTACGGAAGCGTGAAAGTGACAGACTATGACAACATACCATGTAATCGATGGATAGAGAACTGCTCTCAGGCTTGTGCCGTGGCAGGAGACCATTTACATAAGGCCGCGAAAATGGTATAGAAGTATAAAGATGTGCAGGTTGGCGGTTGAATAAGGTAATGTGTAAAACGTATAGGAATATGAAACTTAAAGAGCTTGACGAAATGAGATGTCTCAGTGATGACGATAAGCCGCATGGATCAAGAGAGTAAAGAGGAAAAAAAGAATGGTTGGGCGCTCCGAAAGGAGACACTTTTGTCAAAAACGCTAAGGCATACGACACCGGTATCATACACTATGCACGACACCGCATTACAAGGATATACAAAAACGCCCTGTGCCTCACGGCACAAGACGCTCAATGAAAAAAAAGATTTTCAGATGATGTTATCTTGGATATACATTTACAGAGTCGCTGCCAACAAGACCATAGACGGGGAATAACTCAACACCGATGCAAAGGGTGTCGAAGGCGTCAGAGAAGTCCGTGCGGTGCTGCAGCAGGTCTTCATCGGTCTCTACCTCTTTCTCGCCCGACTTATCCTTCTTTCCGTTTACCACCTCCGCCGACTCAATGGAAATGATAAGGTCCTCATTGTTGTCGCGGTTAATAAGTACCTGGTGTCGTGCCTTGCCCTTCAGCATGTTATTGATAAGCAAGTTCTTCTCGACATGGTTCATAGGCCGGCCGATGAATTTAGACGTCACCATCCATTTGTTGCGACGAAAGGCAGTTTCGACGATAACATACAGTTCGTTAGCCTTAATGCCTGTAACCGTTCCCTTGAATGTGGCGTCGTAGTAGAAGACAATTAACTTGAGCTTGTGCCATTTATAATATTCGCATACGTCGTCTACGAGTTCGTTCAGTTTGCGGTCATACTTGGCGAAGAAAGACTTGAGCACCCTTAGCTTGCCGTTCTTAGGCTGGCCGACGCAAACACAGTTGAAGTTTGAGTTGGCGTCGAAAGCTACGAAAAGGGGTAGGCTGCCGTCGAGGTCACTGTCCATTCGGCAGTCCTCTTTCCGTAGCTTGTCAAAATCATAACGCATGTTGTCAAGGTAGGCTATATCAGGGGCTGTATAGAGGTTGATGTCCTCGTCGAGCGCACCATAGAAGCCGTCCTTGGCAACGCGTATCCTCTTGTTCAGGATGGCAGTATTGAAAGTCTGTGGCGAAAGTTCCCTTTTCATGCGCCTGATAAAGTCTTCACCCAGCAAGTCGATATTCTCGAGTGTAGAGAATTCGACGTACAGGAGGCAATCACGGCGCATATTGTTGAGCACAGACCGCCATTGTGCAAGTTCGCCAGCAAGGCGCATGGTTTCGGCTGTCGACAGTGCCATCCTCTTTTTTATAGTCCTTATCTTGCGGCAAACGAACCATACGGAGGAAACAAGTTCAGGGTTCATTTCCTCCTGGTACTTGAGGAACCATGAACCCTTTTTTGTTATTGGCATGTCTGATGTTATCGTCATGCCGTGGTGCATGAAGAATTTCCCGAAAAGCGTCTGGTTGCCACGGTTAGCCGGGAAAGTCTCGTTGCGCAACTGGTCGGGGTCCAGAAACTTCGCTTCGTCCATGATAAGGTAATCGAGTGACATAGAGTTGCTCGTACCGGTGCGGTCCTGGCTTATGATGTTGCAGACTGCACCGTTGTAGAAGGCTATAGTGTTCTCCCAGTTGGCCGGTTGGAAGTAAGGCTGTTTCCAGTGCAGCGCCTTCCATGGCTTTCGCCCGACGATGTAGTGCAGGTCGCGCTTGTAGCCCCAACGCTCAAGGTGTATGAGCATTGAGGGCAGTATATTTGTAAGGCAGCGCTTGACAGACGGTGCGACGAAACCGCCTGAAGACCCCGGCATTCCCTGTACTCCAGTAAGCAATCTTCCTGCCTGAACGGCACCCTTGCCGAAGCCGCGGCCGCAGACGGCAATTTCGTCGCGTGTGTTCATGGCGAGGAGAAACTGCTGTGCTTGGTTGAAATATTGAACGTCAGCCATTGCCTACCTCCTCGAAGTCCGCATTCTCGATTTGCATGTCGTCTTTCTTTCCATATTTACGCAGCATGTCCTCGATTTTCTTCCTTGACGTCTTCTTTGCGTCAGGAATGATGATACTGATATTATCGGTCATTTCGAAGTTCTGCGGAATGATCTGGTCGAGCTGCAGGTCGATAGGATCTTCTTTATCTGTCTTGTTGTTTAATATGAGATTTTTTTGCATGGATGCCACTGCGCGCCATTCTCCGGCACGGCGTGCCGCTTTGTGGTCATCCATAATCATTGTGTTAATTCTCCACCTCCAGAACTCCTTGCTAGTCTGTTGTAGGTCTCCTATAAGAGCTTTGACAAACTGGATATCTTCGTATGCCTGTGTCTTTCTGATGTTGAACATTTGCTGGTCGTATTCAACAAGCTCAGATGTCTGTTTTGAAGGAAATTGGAGCCAATATGTGTATAGACCGCGTAATCTGATTATGCGGTTGACAAAGGATTCAGGCAGATTCTCCTTCCTTAACTCCTCTATGTCCAAAGGCAGCCTTTTGGCATACTCGTCAATATTAATAGGTGCTTTCATTCTTCTACATCGTCAAGCATTCTGTTCATGGCGGCAAAGCATGAACGTATTGCTTCAGGCGAACCGGCGTTTGCCAGCTCGATATTATTTCTCCTTAGTTTGTCAGCTGTAGCAGACATGCCCTTAAGAAATGCCATACGTTCTTTAGTTCCATGAATTGAAATTTTATGCTTCAGTATATCTTCGTCTATACCCAGCATGGCAGCCATCTGAGAAGGTGGAGTTAAGACGCTGGCAAGTTCTTCAATTTTAGTTATTGTTTCATCTTCCATTCATTTTCAAACTGTTATTAATTAGGTTGGTTAATCCAGAATGTAAAGAATTGAACACTTCTGCATTCGTTGTTACGAGAGTACATTCAGCACGTCCTCCGTAAGTGTTGTTCTGACTAGAGTGTACCGCCACGCGGAATGCTCCGCCTGAGAGCAACACCACTTTTGAGTGGTTTTCCGCCAGGCAAATCTGTTCAAAACACGATCGCATGAGCGAGTCAAGCCTGTAAGTCTTCTTAGATGCTTTAAGGTCAGCTATCAGTTTAGCTGACCTTACGAGCCCTTTTTTCCTCAGGTTGTAGAAAGCGGACAGGAACTCAACCGAGGTTGAGAATGTAGATATGATAATGTCTGACGGTCCTGTCTGTGCCAAAAGCCATTCGATGACTCCGAAGGTATGCAGGCCGCGTCCGAGATAGGCTTGCGTGCCGCATTCATTCACCGGTTTCAGCAGAACTTCCGCTTTCATCTCGTATTAGCTCGAAGTTGTTGTTATGTAGCCAATCTGCCAGCTCGCCGCTTAGTGCTGCATTATGATGCATCAGTAAGTCAACGCGTTGCTGTATCTTTTCGTGCAACTCGTTGATGTCTTCTGTGCTGGCATCATTGGTAAGTAGGTCGTCATACTTTTTTCGGTAACGAGAGATATATGCGCGTGCAGATGATATCTCTGCGTCGCTGTTTGCTCCTTTTGCGTCATTAATATCGTAGGTATCATACTTTAGCATGTCCGTCTTATAGGCAATGTATGCCTCATTCATGAATTTCAGATACTCGTATCTGTCACAAGGCATAGTGATCCCCTCTATTGTTGCCCTGGCTTCTTTTATCGCTGTCCATCGTTTGGCGTTTATGTCCCATAGAGATTGTATTTCTGGCGGGAGTTTATCGTGGTCGGCACGTTTACCAAGCTTTTTCTTAGAGGTATCGATTTCATCTTCTTCAGTTTCCGTATTTGTCTCGCTGTCAGGCTCACCGTCATCTATCATTTTGTCGACGTCAGCAATAACTTTTTTGTCAAGTATTCTGACCTCGTTTAGTGTAAGTCCATCAAGTCTGTACTTGAGGTGTTTGTTAAGTTCGTAAGCTACTTTTTTTTCAAAGCGCAAAGGTTGTCGTATGATGCGCTGATAAAGTGCCTTATTCTTGTTGATGCGAAAGAGTAAAGTTGCACCAGCTATGATTTGTTCTGCTGTTTTCTCTTCCTGCATCAGGTAATCTTGTATCTGTTTTGTGAATTTGTTGTCTATCATAATATATTGTTTTAAAAATAAGCGGCGACGGCTTCACAGTCGCCACCGCCGTAAATGGTATTCAATCTATTTTTATTACAAGAAAAAAAACAGAATTCCTTAAAAAAACTATAAACTATGAGTAATAAAATTTATGGTCCTGGGTCTACTGGTACTTCACCAGTTGAACCGTCGATTTCACCATCGTTGGTCGCAATTTTTCCTGTGTAGAATGGTGCTGGTATAGTGTCCTCACATGTAATGGTGAACGTAATAGCGTTAGTATCTTCTGTTGAACTTCCGGTTGCAAGTGCAGGAGAAACATCGCAGTTAAACATGTCGTTTCCGATAAGTCGATATTTCCCGTTACGCTGAGGAACGAGAAAAACGCAGTCATCATTAAGAACTTCAGCTGCAAGTGCGGTCTGTTTCTCTTCTGATCCTGGCACAACAGCTGTATATGTACTACGGAAAAGATACGAGCCGTATGTACCGATGCGCTCGCTGGCAATGTTATTCTGGTTGGGAACTAGCTCAATTTTCAACCACTTTTTATCAGCTTCCAGCTCGAAATCACCTTTTAATTTGGCGATATCCTCTAGTGTTGCAGCATCGTCACCCGGTCTTGTCGGCCATTTAGTGATATTAGCTTTCCTGATCATGAACATATGGTTTCGTGTACCAGGAAGGCTTTTCTGTCCACGGCATGACGGCAGATCCTCGTAGAGGTCTCTGTCGTCGGCACAAATTGTTGTTCCAGCCATATTGTAATCTTTTAATGTTCAAATTAAATGTTATTCGATTGCAGGTTCTGCGATAAGAAGCATTTCAGGAGACAAAGTATCAAACTGAACGCCGAAGAACATCGATGCAACGAAATCTAACCAAAAATGAGAAATGAGAGAATTCTTCACGCTGAATGTAACTTCAGGTCCGCTTGTGGCTATGCCTACAAGAAGGTTACTTCTTGGAGTTACCATGATGAAATCTTTAGGAACGCATGAAAGGCCTATCATGGTACAACGACCTTCACTTCCTTCTACTGTTGTCTTGGCAAACTGTTGGTTGTAAGGCAGTGATCCGTGATTGTCTTGATATGAGCGCTCGTACATCAACTTTGTGTCGTTGTTCATGTACATATATGTGTTCTGGTCCTTCAGCTTGTTGTGCATTGCACCATAGATATCGTTGATAGTATCTTCGGCGTTTTCACGTGTAATAGTCTCGATGTTAAAGAGGTTATTCTTGCCTGTAGCTATGTTGCCGGCACTAACCTCTGTGTCTACAATTGTTTTAAAACCATTATAGAGGTCGGCTGTTGTAGATCCTTCAGGATTTCGTTTTGCGGAGAATATTGTTTCATACAGATGTTCTCCTAGCTTTCCCATTAGGTAAGCACAGACTGCCTTTGTGATAGGTACGTTCTTCAGACCTTCATCCTGAACGATGTTGGAACCATAAATACTTTGTATTACACTGTTCGGGTCGAAAGCTTTAACGCAAGAGCCCAAGAAAGTTTCAAGCTCACGGCCAACAACAGAGGTGTCTTTTGTGTCAACCTCTTTAGGAGCATAAGGTCTGAGCTGCATATCTCCATCAAGTTGTCCTACAACCTCCTTATATCTCACTCCTTTACGAATTGTTACATATGGCAGAATATTCTTCAAGCCATATACCGGCATCATCAAGAGTTCCTTACGATACTTGACGAATGATTTGTTAAGCGAATCCGGTGTGATTTTTACTTCTCCTTGTGTGTTAGCCATAATTAATATCCCATTACTGAGTTAAACAATTTCATACCGGCATTATTGTCGGTAGCTTCAAAGGTAGGCTCTTCAGCCGGATTAGAGTCTGCGTCAGCTCCCGGAGCCTCCTTGAGATTTTTGATTGTCTCAGCGCTCTCTTCCAGCTTCGCGTTAAGTTCATCAACTTTAGCCTGGAGGCCATTCGTCTTCTCATTGGCTGTACCAAGGTCTGATTCAGCCTTTGTCACCTTGCCCTCGAGGGCTGTGATGTGAGTTTCCAGCTTTTCCATGTCTGACACGGATAGGCTGATAAAACCGTCCTTGTTTTCAAAGCCATCATAGCCTAGCAAGGCGGCAACTTTTAAAAACTTTTCTTTCATGATGATAGTGTTTGCCTCTTTGTTATGGAAAAGCTCTTTGAGCCCTTGCAAGGTCTTCGCAAGAAAGCTCTCAGTTGGATTGCCTTCACTGTCAACGAAGGCCTTCTCCGGCTTTCGGTCAGGCAAGGCAGGTAAGCCAAATTCCTTGATTATATTGTCTGTAAAATAATTTTCAGCCATTGCGACGATCTTCACGGCTTCCTCATCGTTTCGTATTTTGTCTACAAGACCGAAGTTTTTCGCGTCCTCAGCGGTGATCCATGCAGCGGTTTTCATTTTTGCAAGACAGTCATCAATTGATTTGCCGGTACGTTCTGCATAAATGGATGCCATAAGGTCGTCGATAGTGTTAAGGTCATTGCGCTGTTTCTTGTACTTGGCGATGATTGCATCCAGTTCTTCCTTGTTTGCCATGCGCCACTCCATTATAGCCGTGGAGCAGTTGTGTATTAGTATAAGTGAGCCTTTAACCATATCTATAGTCTTGGCTCCCATAGCTATAATGGTTGCGATTGATGCAGTCATGCCGATGATATGTGCATGCACTTTACCGTGATCCTTAAATGCTTGATAAATTTCAAGACCCTCGGCCACGTCACCTCCAGGTGAACAGATGGCGACATCTACATCCTTATCTTTATGTTTAGAAAGGAAGTGGTCTATGTCTTCAGCGGTAGTGCCCCACCATGAACCGATAACACCTTTTATTTTGAAATGGTAAATCATATGTTTGTTTTCGGCAAAGTTATTATAAGAAAAAATGAAAAAAAATACACTATTATATGATGTATGGGATATCTTTGAAGTCAGAATAAGTAACTGTAAGCTCTCTGAGCTGGCTGTTGCTGTTACCTGATGACAGGTTCTGATCTTTAGTCAATACGGGGTAGGGGCGTTCAGAATTACCAATAAGCATCTCTGAACCGTCAGCAAGTCTAACCTTGTATGCAGCGATATGTCTGTATCGTAGGCTGCTGCAAAGTTCGCGGAATACGAGCTTTGCTGTGAAAATCTCATTTTTATCCTCGATTTTAGATGTTATCTGCAAGTCTGCTGGCACTTCTATGTCAATTTCATTCCAAACATCGTCAGGAACAGACGTAACTTCAGTTCCTATTCTTTTAACGCCTGACAGGTTTCTGGCATCAGCGTAAAAAATAGCTACAACCTTCTTATTTTTCATGATTTTTATATTTTGTATGTGTACGCGTATGTACGGTGATGTACAAAAAAAGCATACTAATAGTTATTATTTTTGTATATTTTAACGATTAATCAGTCGTGTACTCTTTTTTTACGTCGCAGGTCTATGCCCTTTTTTAGGTAAGAGTCTCGCATTCTATAGTAACGTTGTCTTATTGTCCATGCGTAGTCTACGCTGATGCCGTGCATCTCGCACCATGAGTAAATTGCTGTCATGACAGAACAACCAACATCTGATAGATCATTTAATTCTGCCCACATATTCAGGCGAAAAGTGTCGTTGATGCATTCTGCCACGGCTTTTTTGCCGTATGTGCTGAGATAATTGTATATGATAGGATCTTTTGCCTTTGAGTCTGGAATTGCAATTGCGACTTCATCTTGACCTGCAGGAAGAGGTATTGCGTTTGGTTGCTTTTGGGTAAATCGGCGGATGGTGGAATTCTCTATGCTTTGTGCCGGAAATACAACAGGATTTCCGAAACTGTGAATTAGCCATTGCTTAATGAATGGCTCTACTTTGATATAAATAACAAATTTACTCATGGAATTGTATAGCGATTATTGCTACAAATATACAAAATATATCTGAAAAAATCTACTAATTAATCGTTAAATAAGAGCGATTGCAGTGTAATTAAGTACGTCAGTTCAATTAGAAAACTTTTAAAAAAAAATAGTAATGATGAATGTAAAAAAAGTAATAGCATTATGCTCCGATAACAGTGTATTTCTCCTTTACGCGTTTTCTTTTTTTTAAAAGTACTTTCTTTTCCGTACAAAAAAGTTGTTTTTTTGTAACAAGTAACAGAAGTCTGTAATTAACTGATAATCAGGTATATTTTTCTGTGACAAAAAGTATGTAACAAAATTATGTGATGTAACAAGTTTGTTACATGGCGTTCTTAAAAAGCGGAATTGTTAAAAAATATGTTTTGTAACAAACTTATTTTTTTTTGTTACAAGTTTGTTACAGGGTTTTGTTACTTTGTAACATTGATATAACTTATTGGTTTTAAGTAGGTTTTATTCTTTGCCAACATTATGTTACAAAGTTACAAAAGATTAGTACAAAATTAAACAAGGGGAGGAGAGGGGACAATAGAGAAAGAGGTGCGTTATTGCGAGAGCAACCATCCTGCTCACTGAAAACTCATTTGTAAAATCTTTACAAATGAGAACACGAAAAAGCCATGCTGTCCTCACGGATGGCATGGCTTAAAGAAATGATCAAAATTGTAAAAATATGTTCTTGTAATAAATTAGAATGGGGTTTCGTCGCTTGAGTCATAGTCTTCCGGCAAGAATGAAAGTTGCCTGTCTTCTGTCGGATTATCATTATTCTTCTTTATGAAATCATCAAGGTTGTCAACGGCTTTAAGGTATATCATTTCAACTGGGCCTTGATCCTGGGAATTCTCGTCACGGCGAAGAATGCGCCCAGACGTATTGCAGTAGCATTCTGGGTTGAGTTCCGCGATCCAAGGACAAAGCTGGACGAAAGCCTTGAGTTTCTTTGTGACGCTCTGTGTAGTCACCTTATTAATGCCGCTGAAGGTTTTAAAATCATAATATGCTTTTTCCCGCACGATGAACGTATTAAGTCTTCCACTTTCTGGTGCAAAATACGAATTAGCCCACTCTTCAAAGTTTGAGCCCATGTCGGCTTTATGCTTACGCCAAATTATGTTCTTCATTGGTGGCTGAATCTTTTCTACATCGCCGGGGAGCGAGAGATACCAGCTGCAGCATTGCATCATAAAATTGATGTCGGCGTTCCATTCGTCTTCTGTATATGCTTCATCGTATAAGTTCTTATTGAAGTCGTCTCGTATAGAACGGCTTTCAAGATAGTCGTTGTCTTCTGTTTTCTGATGGTAGTAGTCAGAGAACACCATGTATATAAGCCTTGCCTCTGAAGATGGGTCGAAGTCAGCGGGCACGTAATTTGTTGTGAATGCTATCTTAGGTGACTGATTAAATGGTATAGTGAAGCTATGATTGTTTTTCGGATTTACAGTCATATCGCTTGTTATGTTGTCGTAGAAAAGGCTTGTGTTAAGATATCTGTCGCAGTCGTCAATAAGAAGCATCTGAGTATGTTTGTCTACCTGATCAAAGACGTGAGGGTTGTCCATTAGTTTTGGATTGCGCCCGGACAACTTGATTGTCTTCATGAAAAGTGACAGAGTCTTAAAGAAAAATGACTTTCCGCTGCGGCCATTACATTCTCCGAGTTCGCCGATTTTGTTATCAAGAGCCATTGGTGCCCATGCACGGCTCGGGTTCTTGTATCGGTGCATCATGTACCCGATTGTGAATATCTTGTTAATAAGGCACATCTTTTGTTCCTCTATCTCGTCGTCAGTGAGGCCGTCGCCGTCGATGCGGAACTTATTCTTCTCGTAATAAACCCTCTTTTCTTCTAATGGTTTATTTTCAAAGTTGTATTCGAGTTCTTTGCGCCAATATATGCGTGAGGTGTTGACCAAATACGCGAAAAACTTACTCTTCATGTTGTTGACGATGATATCGTAGTGTCTTGTACCGTCCTCGTCAACTTTTCTTTTAATTTCGAACATTTGAGATATCTGTTTGAAGTCGTGTTGTATGACATTTTCTGCCCATACATAGTTACGTAATGTCGTCGTTGCTTTCTTGTGCTCCTTTAGCGTTCCAGGCAGTATTTCTATGCTGATCTTTGGGAAAAAGTACAGCTGTGAATTCCGTGTGAAGCTTGTAAAGTCTAGGTCTATTTCCTGAAGACTATCAAGAGATGCGGCTGACAATTTAGGCGTATTAAGAACTAGATTGAGTATATCTCGTTTCTCTGCGCGCTCGATAACCCATTTTCTGACGAATTCACGGATGTCACGTGTTGTTACTCTTTCAATGATATTTCCCTCAATGTGTATATATTGCGGTGTCACTGAATTGTCGTCATGAAGAATATAGTATCCGTTAAGTTTAAGAAAATAGTACAGGCATGCAGTGTCTATTGTGTGGTCCCATTTACTGCTCTTTGTATTCAGCTTTGAAATCCAGAACCTGGCAGGCATTGCAAGAGTCATTAGCTTTCTGAAGTCCTTTTTTGTCTGACGTATTTCAATCCAATCACGGAAATCTTTGCGCGCTTTACCTCTGTTGTCATGATATGTGCGCAGCCATTCAGGGAGCCATATTGTGTGAATGTCAATAAAACGAAGTGCTAGTTCTGTGCCCTTTCTCACTCCGGTCTCATCGATATCAGGAATATTGTATAGAACTTCGACATATTTCATTATCTCGCTGTATTCAGTTTCTGACAGTCTGTATGTCTCAGAATTGAACCAAAGAGGATGATGGCCTAGACTTTTTACACAAATCGCGTCGCGTTCACCTGAACAGATGAATGCCTCAGGGAGTTTTTGCTCCTTATAGCATTCATTTTCATTTGTGTTTGTCTTGTCGAATATAGCCTGTTCTTTGCGGTTGAAATCATGATATGCTTGTTTAAGCTCAGCTAGACCGTTTATGTAACTCTTAGGCTTTAGCCCTTCGGGCCAATAGCTGAAGCGCCATGCCTTATCGCAGTTAAGAGGTTCGTATATCTTGAAAAACTTAACCTCTTCTTCACTGCCTTCGGCCGGCTTGACGAGACACTCACGTGCAAAGATAGGATAATGCTCGTTACTGCATTTTATCTTAGTAATGCGGCCTTTGACGTAGCGCACGGCCTTGACAGAGTACCAGTGCAGCTCTTCTGTGTTTGTCTGGGTAACAAGTGGCCCGAGGACTTTTAGTTCGTTGGCTGTGAATTCGTCGTTGAAATCAAAGTAACGACTGCCGTCTTTCTCTTCAATTCTTGCCGGTCTTTCATGAAAGTCCGGCTTGTTCACGCTTCTGTCAAGTTCGTCTGTTACTCCATATCTAGCTGCTAGTTGTAAAATAGCTTCATTAAATTGGTATGTGCCAGTTTCACGCATGTAGATGTCTATGGGGCTTTCAGCTCTACCGTCACCTCCGAAGTCTGTGACTTTCCATATTCCGTTTACTTGTCTGAGACATGCGGAAGGAGTTTTTTCGTCGCGTATTTTGAAATGCTTATTTTTTACACCCACGCAATCTTTAGCTTGCGGATAGATGTCCAGGATGATGTCAAGTCCTCCATTTGTAGCTTCATATAGTTTCTCAATTTTGATCATATTTCTTGCCTTTTTGCAAATGTATTTACGACTCTCTTTCTAATAAAATACTTTAAAAGATGAGTTGAACTTTATAGTGGAACTTGTCTCTAAGTCTTTTAATTTGTATTCGATTTATGTCATGTATGTTATCAACAAATATAGTATTTAATTTTGTGTCAATGACAAAACCTTTCTTTCGGAGCCTGTATATTAGATTACTTTTTTGAGTTCCCATAAATCAAATCGTATTTGTTGGCTCTAAAATGAAGCCGTCCATTAAAACATCTAGTATGATGTGAACTGGAGAAGAGTTTCCAAGCAGATGATTTAGTCGTAATTGGGCGAATATAAGCCTTACCTTTGCTGTTCCACATAATAGCTAGTGTCTCGTCCGTATCATATCCCATGGCGAAAGAAACTTTGCCATTTTCAATTCTCATACGTTTAAGTTTAGCATTTGCAGGTATTCTCGCTTCAAATTCTGAAACAGTCATTCTTTTATTTTTAACATTTCCTAACTTTGTCATAAGTAACGTATCTTTTAAATTTAACACAAAATTTTCCGTTTATACAATTTCTTGCATAATTGCAGTTTTCACATTCTTTAGGCATATCACATTGTGTAATCAAGAAAAGCCAACTGTTTCAACTGGCGGCGTTTCTCGAGTCCGAGCCTTTGTGTCGCCTGCCATATTTGGTTGTTTACAGTGCTTCTATTCTTAGCAAGCTTCTTTGCAATTTCATCGACAGAATATCCTTTGATGTAGAGAGAGACAGCCTTTAGCTCTGCCTTGCGGAGAGCCGTCTGTATCTTTGGTTTACAAATAATGTTCTCGTCCCTGCATATTCCATGCAAAGGGCATACGACTTCTTCGAGATTCAAGAAGCCGTCTTCAATGTCATATTTTGCTGTATTATCAGCTCCCATGTTGCAGCGGATAAACCTTTCAACGATTTTATATTTAAAAATCCACTTGTTAAAATTAAAATTGCTGAATATTTCTGATATTCTTTTGTATGCACTAGGATATTGTTTAGTTATTTTATTGATAACTAAATCAATGATATCACTATCATTAGCAGTGAAAATTCTGCACGAATTACTCTGTCTTATCCAGACATTGCCGTCAGAACCGACGAAAAACTCTACATTTTCCATAATTCATTATCTATTACATTTGTTATCATGTCATGTTCTAGAACGGTCATCTTGCTTCTGCCGTTGAGTTTTGCGTTAATAGTAGAATAATTCATGTCATAACGTTTGATTAAAAATTGAACTAGGTTCCCTTTGTCCCTTTTTGACAATTGTCTGTAATAGGCACAGATGTCTAAATTGCTTGTTTTTTCTTCCATTTTTTTGTATGTCGTAAAATTTATCACTAATTTTGTGAGCAAATTTATCACTAATTATTGTATAATGCAAGTAATTACTCGATTATATTTGAGTGATTACTAAAAAATTAACAATTGATAGCTCTTAATAATTAAAAAATAACTACGTATGGTGTTCAATTACAAGAAACTTTTAGAATTACACAAGCAATCAGGTGAGAAGTCTATTGATTTTTCTCGCGCGATTTTCGGTAAGGAATCATCTCTTGGCCCGACTTATTTTAAAGGAAAAACAGAGATAAATACAAGACATCTCGAGGCAATGGTAAGGCATTACAATGTGTCTTATGATTATTTCTTTGATGACTCCACAGCTAGTCACATTAATATAGGTAATGTTGTAGCGCATAATAGAGTGGGAGTAGGCAATGTAAACATAAATGATGATGTGAAATTTCTCCGTCAGGCTATGTGCAAGTTGGAGGATGAAATAAAAGATAAAGATGAGATGATTAATTGGCTGAAAGGGCAAATAAATGTTTTAACGGAATTGTTAAAGAACAGTAGTAATTGTTTACAGAAAAGTGAGCCAAAAATGGGACAATGAGATTAAAATATATGATGAGACTGTATTGATATGCATTTTTTATATAGGGATATTAAAAGAAATGGAATAAATAAGTGAAATAAACTTATTATTCGTTAGGGAATTAACGAGTAATTGCTGTTATTCGCTCCAGTAATCCCGACCAGAAGAGGTCAACAGGTTGGAGACAGCATGTTGGCCTCTTTTGGTTTTTGAAGCTTTATTAAAGTTGGATATTTGGACAGAAAGGCACAATAATTATGTATATTTGTATGCCCCTTGTATCATTACGGGGCATGGCTTGTGCTTTAAGCATGATGATTAAAATGCTGAAGCCGGTGGAGTGGGTGTCTTTATAATATAAAGTATGTCTTTGCTCGGACGGCAGTCGGTTTGCTGCGACAGGCATAACAGGGCTGACAGACTTATAAATAATATTGCAGGTTATGAAAATATCGGTTATTGGTGCCGGTGCCATGGGGGAGCC